GGATGAACCCAAGAAGCTCTAGGCCGTGGCAGACGCTATCGTACATCTCGACAGGACATATCAGGTCGTCACCGTAGACAGACAATTCGTCGTAGGTAACGCCGTGATCATCAGCAACTACTTGCAAGAGGCTATAGAATATCAAGCTCTCGAGTTCGAAAGTTGCCCCGTTGCCCATGCTTGAGAATTTCTCAAGCTCGATCCAACTACCGTCAGGTAGCCGGACTTCGGGCGAACGGCAAGAGTCGAGTAGTACGAACCAGTCGAACGGTAGGAGGTCTAAAACCAAATTATAGGAGATCAAATCGCTAGCCATCGACAAGTCGATAGTAGCGTATCTCCCGGTCTTAGACCCGACTCGAGCAAACAGTTGGTTGACTGTTTGATCGTTGAGGTTAACACCAGCCTTGCTCTTAAGGCGCTTACGGATGTAAGCACCAACGCCCTTCTGAACGAAGGAGTTGAGTATGGGTTCAATGTTAATCCCTCGGTCCGTTAGAGAGGTCTTCGGGACAGTGGCGAACTTGCTTCCGCGTGACAGCCTGATATTATCCAGGCCAGGCCACGTTTGGGAGTTCTGGTGGTACGTCTGCATAAGACGATAACACCCCACTGTAGCAGTGCAGTCGGCTGAAAGTTTATGCCGACTATTTGTGCTCTTATTACAGCCAACGTTAGTGCCTGGACCAAAGTTGAAAGAGAGGTCGTCAAGAGAGGGACAAGTTCCAAGGATTTGCATAATTTTCCGCGACATCTTAAAGATAAGTGTCGCGCGAGTGCCATAATTAGGACTCGATGCATCTCTAAGGGACTCATTCGTCTTGCGACAGAGCTCTTCGCCCTTCAGGAACAGGCTGAACGCCTCTGCAGCAGTATCGACGCCAAAGTCAAACTGGACGCTTTTCTTAAAGAAAGCGGACAGCTGGGCCTGGGCGTAGAAAGACTTCCATTCGGACCCGATAGGAGCCGAGGTGATTTCTTTCAAGATACTGATTTTCTCTTCCGAGGCCAACTGGCCATCGACGAACTTGCAGGCCAAAGAACAACGCCTGGATGTTTCATCATCAGGAGAGAATGAGCGGATTGTAGCAATAAGGGCTAACAACACCTTCGCGGCCTTCGAATCATCGAAGTGACCGGCGAAACTTACTTTCTCAGAAAGATAAGCCATGCAATAACTCCCCGCGCATAGCGCGGCAAAGAGAAGAGTGAGAGTGAGTGTGACCATACAGGTCACCGAGAGCCGTTAGTACGGACTCTCGAGACTGTCAACTGCAGCGACGACCTGCGCGTCCAACAGGAGATTCGACAACATCTTTCGAATATCCTTCCGGCCGGCGAGGTCGCTGCGAGCAGCAAACAGAAACTCAAACTTCACTTTCATCTCATGAGCGATTGCAGGAGGTGCTGTATAGCCTGAGCTATTTCCGCCAGCAGGGACTTCGCTAACGGGGATGACAAGCTCGCCCTGAACACGAGTGACGCCGTTGAGCGTCTTCGGTTGTACCACGCGGATCATCAGTCGCTCTTGAGCGACTAATGCCTGACCCGCTACGCCGTTACGACGGTAAGTCGGCGGAGTAGACAGGATCGGGTTAAACACGTGGATAACGGGTGTTGCTTGGCCATCAGCCAGGCTCATGGGTGCAATTGCAGGCATGAAAGCTCCTCACTTTCGAGTTAACGAAAGTATTCTTTGGTGAGTGAGTGAAGCCAATGTGCCGAGTCTCAAAAAGGACTCAGGCATAGTTACATTGACACGGTTAAAAGGAATGGAGAACCCAAGGGTGAACTGAGAGCGATTGAATCGCGTCTCAGAGTACAAACGGCGTAAAACAGTGCCGCGAGGATAAAAGTAAGATCCGGTGTAGATGTAAGGGTCCGTCATCTGGGCGTCATATGATGCCTTGGCGAAATCTTTCATCCAACCTTTGGAATTCCAAAGGCCCGAGATAAAACCCATATTCTCAATTGTACGACCTATAGGTAAGAAGTAATCAGCAACGAAGGACAACGGGACAAGCTCCCAAGCGATTTGGAACGGAT